TAATTTTATGACAGGTCAAAGAGTACAAAATCCTGCTATTGATATCTTTGATGTAACTATGAACCCTGATCAATTCTTTGGTGGTTCTGGTACTGGCACATTTAATCAAACTTTCCAAGGAAGTGTATCACGACCCGGACTAGGCTCAGGTAATCCTAACTTAGGCGATCCAACCTTTGGTGGTGGGAGCGGTAGCGACGGCGGAGCCGGCGGTCCGATAGGCGGAGGTAGCGGTAGTGATGGCGGTGGAAACAACAGCGGCGGTAATAATAATGGCGGAGGAGTTATTACAGGACCTGGACCAGGCGGCGGAGGTGACGTTGATTTAAGTCTTCCAAAAGGGCCTGGAACATCTGATCAACTTAAAAATATTATTTTAGGAGTAGGAGCTACAGCACTTGCTAAAAAACTTTTTGATGGAAGTGCTGCTACTGGTATAAAAAATCTTTTAACAGATGATAGGGGGTACGACAAAGGAGCGTTTGAAGAACAACTTACAAATCAAGCTATTAATGCTAATCAAATAGATTTGCAAAATCAGTTTAACGACACGCTAACCGGTGTAATAGATTCTAAAGTAGATCCTATAATTGAAGATAATATTGAAACAAAATTTGAAGAAGATTTATATGATAATTTAAATCCTGATGATAGTGTTATAGGAACAGACGCTATAGATTCTCTATTTGATGCAAGAACAGCATCCATGTTAAATTTAGCCGAAGGAGGGTTAGGTCCAAATAAGATTCCAAAAGTTACGGTTGAAGAAGTAGATAATTACAATCAAACAGGTGATGATTTATTACAAGATACTGCTGCTGAGGAAAGAAAGGCTATAGCAGAGGATTTAAAAACTAAAGGTTTTACTGACCAAGAAATTAGTGACTTTTTAGCAAAAGGAATTATTGATGGAACTCTTGGAAATTACTTTACAAACTTAAACCAAAACATGCAAATTCCAAAAGTTACAGTTGAAGACATTCCAACTGACCCAGATGGAAGTGTAGTTTCAGAAACAGATACAAATGTAAATACAGACAACGAAAGTATTAGAATTTCAAGTGAAGATGATATTTTTTCTCCAGATAGATTTGACCTTTCAGGTAATTTGACGGATAAATTTATTCAAACAGCTCTTCCAACCACAAGTCAAACTCTTGGTGGTTTTGCTAGTAATGCAGATAAAATAGGTAACGTTATAGTTAGCGATGTAATTGACGGAAGTTTAGCATCTAGTGGAGCTGATGTAGGAACTAATTTAAGTCAGTTTTATGATGATCCAGGGATGACTTCAGCAGAAAAACTTGTATCATCTCTTGGAGATTCGTCTACTTATGCTTTAAACGAAGCTGGAAATTATGTAGGCAGCACAGGAAATGTTATTTCTCCTACCGAATATAATGATTTAGTAAAAGCTGAAGATGTAATAGATACATTTGATGAAGGCGGAGGTATATTTAATCGATTTGGTGAATTTATGAACAATCCAATTGATGGTTTAGGTGTAGCTCCAGCTCAAATATTAGGTGGTATAAGTGGCGCTTTAAACTTAGCAGACTTTATAGATGATCCATCATTTAGTTCTGGTTTAGGAACTCTGGCTGGGGCCGGAGCAGCCTTCTTCCCGGGAGCAGCAGCTAATCCTTATCTAGCTGCCGGAGCGCTTGTAGCAGGATTATTAGAAGGACAACAAGAACCTTCCAATGAAACAGGCATTGCTAATTTAGATTTAGGAAGTGGTGAAGTTATTTCTTATGGCATGGGTGGTGATAAACAAAATGATCAAAATGTTGAAACAGCTAATACTATTGCAACCGCTATGACACCTATCGCTAATGATATAGCAGAAACATATGGTGTAACTTTTGAAGGTGATATTGAAGTTGGTATTGGTAACAGAGATGACATGTATGTAAGTATTGGTAATCAAGAAGAAGAATCTACTTACATGGACAGACTTACTTACAATCCTGATGAAGGTGATTTAAATCTTATGAGAGGCACTGAAGGTGAAGTACTTACATATAGATACGAACCACAATCAGGTGAAAAAATTGTAGAAGATTTAACAAAGAACTTAACTTTAGCCGCACAAAAAGCTGTAGCAAATGGTGAAACAGTAGTTGATTTAACTAATGCCGTTGGTGCAGCACCGTCTGGTGAAGCTTTAGAACAAAGATATGCCGACTTAGGATTAGAGGATTTTGCAATTGATGCATTAACCAGATCAGCAAAAGGTATGGGTGATAGCGGTGGTATACTTCCTCAGTTAGCTATTAGTTATGATGATAGACAGTATCTAACAGCTGATGAAGAAATGGCATTAATTGAAATGGGTCTTTTAGATCCTAAAGATGCAGCGTTTGTTCAAACTTAAAGATTAGGTTGAGGCATTACAGATTCAATACCACTAGTTGACACAGTAACTTCTTCTTCCATAAAATCATCGTTCCATTTTTCATTTACGAGATCATGTAAAGTACTAATTTGTGTTTTACCTGTATGCTTAGCAATTAATCTAAGGCGTGCTAAATCTTCAATATAAATTCTTGCAGTTGAATAATTTTTCTCTTTTTTGTTTGACATATTAATCTCCATAAGTCGTTACACTATAACGATATTTTTTAGGTTTACAATATAATTTAAAAATAATTGTTTTTTTACTTGTCATATCAGTTTACATGTGGCATACAAGTGTTGGGATAAAGAATGCCCACTTTTTAGAAACACATAGATATAAGGAATATAAAATGAAAGAACTTAATATAATAGAGGCTAGTGACCTCGACATTTCTAGCATGAATGAAAAGGAGGCCCTCGATGCCTTGAATCAATGTACTCACTTGAGACAAGTCATCACTAAACAAGGCCAAAAAATCAGGGGTGTCTTAGACAAAACTCTAGGGCAACGACTATTTTCAAGGCTGCAATCTGACGGAGTTGATACAGGTACTAGAACCTTCGACATATCCGAAGGATGCAAAGTTGAAGCATCCATCACTCCAAAGATAACATGGGACCAAGACAAGTTAATTAAAGGTCTTGATTCCATAGCGAAGACTCACGGCAAGGAAGCCGCGAATCATTATGCTCAAGTAAAATGGACGGTGAGCGAGACGAAGTACAAGTCTGCTCCCCCTGATATAAAAAAGACTTTACAAAAAGCACGAACAGTAGAGCCTAGTAGCCCTACATATAAAGTAAAATTTTCTATGGGAGATAAATAATGAAAATTATATCAGCAGAAGAACGACTAGGATCAGATTTTGGCGCCAAGCTTATGTTGCTTGGAGAATCTGGTATTGGTAAAACTTCACAACTTTTAACTCTTGACCAAGAAAAAACTCTTTTCGTTAATATTGAAGCGGGTGATTTGTCGGTTAGGAATTTTAAAGGTGTGACTTTAGAGACAGAAACATGGCAAGACTGTAAAGACATTGCTGTGTTGTTAGGTGGTCCTAACATGTCTATCACCAGCGAAAACTTATCATATGGCCAAGCACACTATGACAATGCTCTTAAAAGGTTTCCTAACCTTAAAGACATTAATAGTACGTATGATAATTTATTCGTTGATTCTATAAGTGTAGCATCAAGATTATGTTTTTCTTGGTGTGAGCAACAGCCTGATGCAGAGACAAAAGGTGGTGTTCCTAATACACTTAAAATATATGGCAAACTTAAAACGGAACTTGTTCAGTGGGCAACACATCTACAACATATAAAAAATAAGAATGTTATATTTGTAGGTTTGTTAGATACTTATAAAGACGATGTTACGCAGAAAGATTCATATCAAATTCAAATGGATGGGTCTGGAGCGAAGTTAGCTATTCCTGGTATTGTAGATGAAATGATTAGTTACGTTTGGAAACCGGTCAACAATCTCGATCCAGAACAACCTGCCAGCAAACAAAGAATGTTTGTATGCCATACAGATAACCCTTGGGATTATCCATGTAAGGATAGGTCTGGTCTTCTAAGTCAAATTGAAGAGCCACACCTAGGTAATTTACTTAACAAAATAACACAGAAAAAACTTAAAGGAGACAAATAATGGTCATGAATTTTAATGAAGCAGAACAAGACGGATATGGTGATAAAAAGAAACTTGAGCTTATCCCTGATAAAACAATTGGAGCAATGAAGATACATTTAATTGATCCAAGAGAAGGTGACAAACCTGAAAGAATTGTTGAGGGACAACCTTATCTTAATTTATCCCAACGTGATGGTAAGACGCAGTATTTAGTTTTAAATATTGAGTTATTAAATGGTGATATGCAGGGTAGAAGATTTTTTCAAAACCTAACTGTCTATACACCTAACCCTGATAACCCGGCTAAAAATATTACAATGAAGTTGCTAAGATCTATTATAGAGTCTGCTTTAGGTATTAATCCTAATGATGATTCACCAGAGGCAGCAGCAAAACGTGATATGTCAGCTCATAAAGACTGGGGATTTTTACATGGTCTACAATTTGTTGGCGCTGTAAAAATACAAGCAGGTAACGCTAAGAATGATGGTAGCGGTGATAAATGGCCTGATAGTAATCAAATCAGCTACGCTTTAACAGCGAAAAATGGTGATGAATACTATAAACATGCGGCTGTGTATGGACTTACTAATGCGGCTCCGGCGGCACCTGTAGGTACACCAGCTTTTTCACCTGATACGGATAAAGCGCCAGCAGCGCCCGCGGCAGCGGCGCCTGCGTCGACTCCTAATCCAGAAGTATTACAAACAGAGAGACCAGATTGGTTGAATCAATAGAGGCTGGTATGAAAAAAAATGATCTCACGAAAATAGGCAAAGCTATTCGCCAACTTATCGAGGTCCATGATGTTTTGTTAAGTGATTTAGAATCTAACTCTAAACTGTTTAATGAAGCAAGAGGTCGCAAAAAACATAGCGATCTACCAGAGAAAATTATTTCTTTGAAAAAGGATGGGGTAAAGAACGCAGAGATAGCTCGTGAACTTGATGTTTCTCCTCAGTATGTAGGACAGATACTGAGAAGAGAGGCTGATGTCACAGTCTGATTTCTTTCAACAAGGAAGCCGTCGAGATACATTGACGGCTTCTTTAAAAAAAATTAACACAACAAGTAGGGGTTACAGGAGTTGTCACGTTTGTTTAAAAATTGGTTTTCATCCTTATGGGAAGATTGATGATTTTAAAAAAACGACGACCTGGTTTTGTAGTGCCTTATGCTTACAGAAGGATAAATTAAATATGTATGACTATAAAGAACAAGATGCAAATCACATTTCCTTAACCCTAGAAAGTTCTATGAAGGACGTAGCGTCTTTTGTAGATAGTGTTGGATGGTCTAAAAGTTTTAAAGATTTAACAAAAGATGAGTTTTACAATCTCATCTACAATTTTCACATGATATATCAACGATACGAAAGTTCATCTTTTGCTCATGTTAACAAAGAAAAGTTAGATGATTGGTTCGTTGATAAACATAAACAATTACAACAACCTGAAGAAGACCCACCTCCTAAAGATAAAAAGTATGATGTACCATTTGATGACGACATACCTTGGTAGGAGAGAGATATGCCTTGGAACTTTAATCCAATACCGAATACCGGCGATGTTTCAGATAGATTCAATAGCCACATAAACGAAGCTTTAGAAAGCGAAGAAAGAAAACAACCTGTAAGAGGTTACATAGGTGGCTCTAATATAGGAACACCATGTACACGCAAACTTCAATATCATCTAGAAGCTACACCGAGAGATAAACAAAAACCTTTAACCGGTGATACATTACGAATATTTCAAGCAGGTCATACGTATGAAGACATGCTTATATTATGGTTAAAGAAAGGTGGCTTTGGTATTAAAACCAGAGACAGAAGAGGACAGCAATTTGCTTTTGAAGCAGCTAATGGAAACATAAAAGGACATGTTGATGGCATTATAATGCATGGTCAAATAGACATGGGATACCCTGCTTTATGGGAATGTAAAAGTGCAAACGATAGAAACTTCAAAGCATTTAAATCAAAGGGCGTTGCGCAACATAATGTAACGTATAGTTCACAGATAGCTGTGTATCAATACTATATGAACTTAACAGAAAACCCTGCTGTCTTCTCAGTTGTTAATAAAAATACACAAGAGTTGTATCATGAGTTAGTACCTTTTGATGCTGAGTTAGCGCAAAGATGTATTGACAAGGCTGTATTAGTCATTAAAGCTGTAGAAGCGAAGGAAAGGTTGCCACGCATAGCACAAGAGCCGGATCATTATTTGTGCAAGTTTTGTGATTTTCAGAATCACTGTTGGGAGACAGAGCATGACCGTTAATTTTAATAGTATAAACTCCATGAAGGAGAAAAAAGACTTTGATCTTAATAGGTTTAAAGATGAATGCTTTCCAAGACTTTCTCATATACTGCAACATTTATTACCACAAGGGCGCGTAAGAGGGTCTGAGTTTGTTTGTGGTGATTTGGATGGGTCTTTTGGTGACTCATGTTCATTTAGTCTTAATAGAGATACACCAGGCTTAGGTGGTGAGTTTAATGGGTCTAAAATGTTTGGTGACTTTATTGACTTATGGCAACATCAACATGGTTGTTCTTTTGCTGAGGCAGTAGAAGAAATATCTGATTTTATAAGCGTAAGGGTACCGTTAAAAAACACGCCTATGCAAGCGCCGAGCGTAGCGAAGGCCGCGCGCGAGGTACTCAATACAATTCAATATATTTATAAAGATAAAAACAATGAACTTCTGTGTACAGTTGTTCGTAAAGAATTTAAGGGAGGAGACAAGACATTTTATCCTGTGCTTCCGTCTGGAGAGAAAAAGTTTCCACAAGTTCGTCCACTCTATAATCAAGAGAACATTGATAAATGTGACGTTGATACCAATATTATATTGGTTGAGGGGGAGAAGTGTGTAGACGCTCTGCGGGAAGTTGGTATTACAGCTACTACAGCTATGGCTGGATCAAATGCCCCTGTATCCAAGACCGACTGGTCACCCTTAGAGGGGCGTAGCGTTATCATATGGCCAGACAATGATGAGTCTGGTTTGAAATATGGGACAGCAGCAGCGTCTCACCTAGTTACTATTTGCAAAAGTGTTCGTGTACTACAACCTGTAAATGGTAAACCAAAAGGATGGGACTCTGCTGACGCTCTCACTGAAGGGTTTGATATTGAATCTTACCTTTATAAACGTGACACGGATGTAAAGATTATCAATCTTTTAGATGATAGTCTATCAGTTTCGCATTATAAAAAAGGTAAAGCGCCTCAATACGAATACCTTCTGGATGATACGCTACCCCGTGGTGTTGCCGGAATCATTGCGGCTTCTGGCGACACCGGTAAAGGTATGTTAACACTCGACCTAGGCTTGAAACTAGCGTATGGTACTCCAGGCTATGACAGGGCATTCGATGCAAATTTATTGCAAAATGGATCCTGTGTGATATTGACAGCGGAAGACGAAGCTGATGAAATACATAGACGTATTGACTTAATCGATCATCAAGGTAAAAGATTTACCGAGTCAAAACATGATTTAAAAGTCTTGCCTTTTCCAAACTATGGTGGTGTTAAACCAATTGTTACTACTACAAGGGACGGGCCAGCAATAACAGAACAATGGGAAGAGATTTGCTCGCAGATAAAGAAAATAAAAGACCTTGCACTTGTAGTGATAGACCCACTCGCAAGCTTTGTTTATGCGGATATAAACAGCGACCCCGCGGCGGGTGCGTTTGTGACGGGGTACTTTGCAGCCTTAGCGACGGAAACCAACGCTACCTGGCTTCTTGTACACCACATGACGAAGATAGATATAAAAAATCCTGTTGTAACTCCGGAACATGCTCGTAATTTAATCAGAGGTACATCAGCTATCGTTGATGGACTACGATTTGCTATGGCCTTATGGGTACCACCTGAAGGTGAGATGAAACATCTATGTAAAGTTATGGATATAGAATACAGGCGTAATCGTATTGTTAATGGTGCTGTTGTAAAAAGTAATGGACCAGCTAATAGAGAGATTAGAACGTTTGTGCGTAACTCACACACCGGACTACTTGAGGGACGTACTGATGACGTTCTCTTATCAAAACGTGGAACTGACTTTGAACTTGATGATCTTGTATTCTGTATTAAAAACGCTGCTCTGGAGGGTAAACCTTTCACTCAAACAGGTAAAGCGAATGGTATAGGACATCATAAAGAGCGTCTAAGCGACGTATTACAAGAGAAAGGTATTAACCATCTGGAGAGAATGGTTCAAACTTTAATAGATCAAAAGAAGATAGTAAAAGCATCCGCTCCAGGACTGAAATCGCGTGTATGGCTTGATGTTCCTGATGGACCATTTGCTGAGGGCGATGGAGAGTTTGAGGCAGGAGCATAAGATGAAAATAAGATATGAAATAAAATTAGATATAAACTTAAATGAAAAAGATATAGACTGGGCAAATATAGAAGATAATTTTAATCCTAAAAGATTAAACATTTATTATTTTCTAAAAGAAATGCATCAAGTGTGTCAAAGATTTGTAACAGCTAAAGAAGAGCCAGTTATAGAAGCAAATATAAAAGATATAGTTTTTAAAAAAGAAACAATGAACTGAGGTGAACATGTTAAAATGGGACGGATTTAATGATGCTATAATAGGCATCGGTGAAAGATGCGGGCAAGACGATATTATTGTCTATGATCTGCAAAAGATGATTACAATCTTTATGAATGCTAACGATGTCGATGAAGAAGAAGCGATGGAGTATATATCTTATAATGTATTAGGTGCGTGGATAGGAGAACAAACCCCTATTATTGTAACAACAGGTCCTGAAGGCATTACGCATGAGCCAGATGGACAATTTGAATTTGATATGGAGAACTAAATGACAAATCAAGAATACAGAGATTTAATGCAAAATATTTTTGATGCCTGGGATAAGTTTGCAGAACCAGGAAGAGAAAATTTAACAGTACCCGAGCTTGCACGACGCATGGAAACTTTTAGAACACAGTTTTATGGGCAAGGTAGAACGGTACCGCATGAGTTCGGAGACGACGTAAAGTAGACTTACACACCAAAAGCTGTTAGCTTGACGTGTGTCGTTAACAAAGAAAATAACAAATCAACGACAATTGGGTCGTATAGGTGAATTATTTGTAGCCTTAGAGCTGGAATCTTTAGGGTATCCAACATCTCTTGTCGATGCACCTGGATGCGATCTTATTGTTAATATAAAAAATAAAGCGCTGAGGATCCAAGTTAAAAGCGCTTACCCCTCTCCTCATACTAAAACAAATAAACGTTATACGTTTAGTACGTCGACAGGAAGCGCGAAGCGCGGCCTGACGCGCGACAGCGCCGATATTATATGCTTTGTAGCATCGGATATACGTAAGGCTATATTTGATATGATACCTAAAAAAGGAATGTCAAAGACAAAACATTTCAGACTTAATTATTTTAAAGAGGATGGTATGTTTAAAAGAACGTGGGAAGAGTGTTTAAAAAAAGTGACCCCTACAGAGAGTTCGTAGGGGTCGATGTGGCTGCAATCGTGGGTTAGGTTAATACTTAAAAATTGGGAGACAAATAAGTATATTTAAGAGTCCTTCGTCCACTAACTACTATATGTAGTATGTAATACAGTGTTCGTCAATATATTGTAGATAAACTAATTAAAAATAATATTCCTCCTGTTACTGTCATTGTCATCATATAAAATCTAAAAAAGCTCCAATCCATAGTCTTCCTCCTTTGTTTGCTCAATAGAGCGTTTTCTCCTGGTACCACAGCACAAGGAATAGTCTTGACTAATAAGACTCACATCATGTTCTAAAGACAAATAAAACAGCAGTGTAATGATAGCTGTTATAATATTTAGCCTTATTGCACGGTAATGGGTGTTACTCGAAAAGAGTCTTCCTCATATTAACCTCCTAAGAGATCACGGTGTCCAAAGGCTTCAAAAGAATGAAAAACGGCATCTGATAGTTTGAGGGCGGTATCTAAGTTATCAAAGTTAAATACAACCTGATTATCATTAGCGTCTTTTAATTTAAGGGTAACAGGGAGGGAATGATAATACTTTAGTACCATTCCCTTACTTGGTGTATGCATTGTTACCCTGACGTCTTCTACCTCCTTAGTCCATTGAAAACCTTCCTCAACGATGTCCTCAACGTAACCCATGTTCTCTAATTTTGTATGTACCTTACTTAATACCTTCATAATTTGTCCTTCTTTTTATATAAAAACTATATTGACTTTAAATTTTTTTATTGCTAGGCGTTCGAGCCTAATAATCGCCCCATACTTTTGTTTTTGTACCGCCGTGGTACTCAACAGCATGGCCCTCTTTAATTAATATTTGACAAATATCCTTACCATCTTCGGTATAAGGTATAGCCAGGATCCTTCCATACTTCCCCTTACCTAATGATTTAATCTTTAAGTTTTCTGAACATAGTTCTTTAAGTCTGGCGGATGCTTTCTTACCGAGAGCTTTCTCGGCAAGGTCTCTGGTCCTGGATTCAGGTGTATCAATGCCGGCTAAACGACATCGTTGTTTATGTAACTTAACATTAAATCCAAGATCAAGAGTAACATCGATAGTATCACCATCGACAACTCTCTCTAATTCTGCGTGATATATAAATGCTTCTACTTTATTCTTTTTCGTCATGTGCTGTCTCCCTTATTTTTTCAGCTAGTGCTTTGGCTGTAGCAACGTTAAGACCTAGTAACTGATGTAAGTTAAGAGGACGTCGATACGATTGGCCATTAAGTGTAATTAATAAATATTCTTTTGTTATGGTTGCGAGGATGTCGTTAGGACCCAACTCTATACAAGAAGGTGGCTCCTTTTTCTTTTTCATAAACTCTCTCTCGGCTTTAGTTATGTTGGTCATTCTTTTTCCTTTCCATATATTCTAAAAATAAAGCAAGACTTATTAATATGGTAAATAACCAAAACGTAAACTTAATAATAAACCATTGAAAACTATGATGAGCTGATTCTAAAGCAGCACCAACGTCTATCTCACTCGTTTGTTTCACTATCTCTTCTAGCACACCACATCTCCTCTACTTTTATAATTTCAAGATTACCGTCCATGTCATAACCGGTTCCTATCATGTAGGAAGGGCATGGCTCTGGTGAAGCGGGCGGCGCAGCCGGCGCGCTCACGCTGATTAAGAATACTAAAGTGTTTAATAATGTCATTTGAAGGACCTCGCGTTTTTGATACATGATCTTTTTAATCGTATGGCAAACTCATATATTGTTTGCTCTGGTTCAATAAGTAGGTTTTTATTCTCCTCTAAAACGTCTACTAGCCTCTGTACAGCGTAAAATTGATCTGTAGATATGTTAGAGCAGTCTATATGTTTATCTTGTTTAAAGACCTTTAAATCTTTTAAATCTTCATCGTACTTAACATTATCTCGTAACGTTAAGTTTTTCTGCCACTTGGGACTTTTTATATTAACTTTGCTTGTTTTCATTGTTTGTCTCCCTATATATTAAATATTATTATTAATTCTATTGATATAAATCCGATGAGTATCAACCACAATACCATCATAAACTTAGTTTGTTCGTCCATTGTATTCTCCCTTCTTTAGACAGACAGGTGTCTTGTACTCTCTTTTACACCTTATCTTGTATTTTCAGTCTATTCGTCTATTAGCATCTGATAGTAATGACCGTAACTTCCTTTAACTACGGAAGGTAAGTGTGCAACCCAGGCCATTGACTTAGATGTTAAAGGACTACGTTCTAGATTATCTGATCCATCCTCAGCACAACCAAAAGGTTTGTCATGTGCTAATGATGTATTAATCCAATGAATAAAATCTTTTTCGCCCATAACATCGTCCTTTTCCCAGTTAATCTTAATCTTATCAGGATAGGTATTTTGAGTTATATGGCATGTCTTCATTGGCCACCAAGTAGGAGTTGGAAATCCAGTTCTCATTGTCGCGTAATGATCAAAACCATTTTGACTTGGAACTTTCTCTAATATAAACTCCATAGGTAAAACAGATTCTCCAGAATCATATTTAACATTTAATGCTTGCATAATACTCCTTTATGTAAACCATTAAGTTTAAAATATATAATTATTAAGTTTAGGTCAAGTAAATAAATAAAATGTATATGTTTAGTTTTTGGTGAAAATGGTTCATAAAAAATGGTTCATATGTATGAACGAAGGGCCTCTATGAACGAAACGTCCTTGTAAGTTATTGTAATATAAGGCAAAGAAATAATATTTCGTTCATGGTTCATAGAAGCGTCCATGAACGGTTTACTTCTTATAAGTTATTGAATTACAATGATAATTATTATTTTGTACTTCGTTCATGGTTCATGTATATTATATATATAGTGGGGCGTATGAACGCCCCCTATCTATAAAGTAAATAAAATGGAGACAACCTATGAGTGCTAAAACAAATAAAGCAAATTTAGATTTACTTATTACTGATCCAGAGTCAGCACAAAGCAAGTTGAATGAGATGCAAAAGAAGTTTGTAGATTTATTTTGTGGAGCAGATGATTTATCGCAGACGGAGTCTGCCCGTCTTGCCGGGTATAAGTATCCATCCTTGTCGGGCCACCAGTTGATGCGTAAACCTCATGTAGTGGCATGTATTGAAGAAAGACGTAAAGAGATATCACATAGGTATAAAGTAACTCTAGACAGAAGCTTTCGGGATTTAAAGTACATTCGGGATCGGGCTATGGAGGACGGATCCTGGACGGCGGCTCTCAAGGCCGAAGAGTTAAGACTTAAAGCTGCTGGATTACTTGTAAACAAATCAGAAGTAAGAACAGGAAGTATTGATGCTATGAGTGAAGATGAGATTCGGGCTGAGTTATCCAGACTCTCGGAAGAGGCATCTAAAAATACTGTTGTATTACCACCAGAGGCATTTGAAGATATTACTGAGTCGGGTTCAAGTGACAACTTAGACGAGTCGGGTCATGCACTCCACCCAGACGACAACGACTGAAAGGTTTAAAAAGTAAGACATTCGGGATTTCCAATAAAAAAAAAGAGATTAAAATTTAACCTCTTTTTATACTATTCGGGTTCTATTGCAACCTCTTATTCGGGTTTACTGTGCCATTTACCAGATAATTCATCAAAGTATAAATTTTTTAAGGGTCTACTGTTGCCGCCTGTATGCGACATCTTCTTACCCTTACTTTTTCGGGTCTTACCTTCAATCAATTTCTTAGCCATTATTCTTCTCCATCTACTTTATCGTTTAAAAGGTCGCATAAAGAATATCTTCCTACTGTTTCGGCTAACGCACAAGCATAACCAATGTGATAATTTCTTTGCTCCCAAGTCCAATTATTAAAATCTCTACGAATATCTTTAATTGAATATAATAATTCATCTTTTATCGATTGTTCACTTTTCATTATTCCTCTCCATGCCAAACTAACTGCTCATTATCTATCAACTCTTTTAAATAGATTATAACATCTTCGTCTGTAGGGTTATTATCAAATTCTAATTCAATTATAATTCTAGCCATTATTCTTTTCCTTCTTCTATTTGAAATTCTGCATTATAATTTCCTATTCCATTTTGTAAAATATCATTTTCTAAATGTTCACAGGCTTTTTCCCAGTTTTCAATATCTATGTGTGTACTAATAGTTATGGTGACTGTCACTTCATGTTCTATAAATTTTTCTTCCATTAATCCCACTCCACTGCATCTCCTAAAAAATCAAAAACTATTTCTGATTTTACTTTTTTACCTCTATCTTGAAAATAGCCTAGTATCTCATCATCAGACCAATCTCCTTCATCCCATTCTTTTGATACATCATCAGGTATATCTTTATCAGGTATTTCCCAAGTTATTTTATAAGTTCCTGTTACTTTAGCCATTATTCTCCTCCTATTAATTTTGCATCTTGTGTGAAGAAATCTCTGTGAAGAATATCTTGCTTGTACTCTTTAGGATACTCTGTGCCACCATACTCCTCTACTAAGGTATATGCTTTCTTTAATGCGTCTAGCTCGTTGTCTGCCTCAATCTCTATAGACATACCTTCTTCAAAACTAATTCCTACTTTCCATTTACTCATTATTCTTCTCCCAAATTAAGCATTTTTAAATAGTCTAATCCCAATTGACTAACAGGTAAATCAGGGTCGTAATCTTGTAAATTCCTTAATTCAAATATTATAGAATATGTAGGATAATCTTCATTTTGAATACAATCTAATTTACTTACTATAAGATTTTTACCTTCAATATCTAATTCAATTAAATATTTTTCATCATCAGTTTTTAAATAATATTCCATTATTATTCTCCCGATACTTCTTTAACATGGTATTCCATCCAACCTACGCCTGCATTTACACCCCACAGAAATGCTTCTAATTTATCTTGAGTATCAAATCTGTAGGTTTTAGTAACTTGATTATCTAATCCAACTAAATCTTCACCCCATGTAATTGTTGTAAAGTATTCACCTTCTTTAAATCCATCTTCAATCATTCTTTTCTTGCTCCTCTAATTCATTTAAAAATTGATCTATGACGACAGCTACATAATTTGGAATATCATAAATATCTTCTTTTTGATCATCGTCCCATGTAACACTCATATTCCAGCCCATTATTTTTTTACCCATTATTGTTCTCCTATATTTTTTTCCCATTTAAGGGCATTGTCTGAAAATTCTCTTAACTGAATTAATACTTCCTCTGCATCAAACCCTCTATCAAAAGCATTATCACCAAAAGCTATCTCATAAACTTCTTTTATAAATTGTTGCCACTCTTCATTCATTATTCTTCTCTCTCTAATTCTTCCATAAACTCGGGATTATCATCCCATAACTCGTTAATCCTATCATAATCAATACTGGCCTTCTTTAAGGTAATTGATCTATTGTAACCATCCACGACTGTATTTGCGGGTTCATCTATCATTTTAATAATCCCGCTTTCAATGAAGGTATCAACAAAATATCTTCCGTATGACCCCTCTAATTGTAAAAACAATCCACTATTATATTTTTCTAAAGCATCTTCATATACGTTCATTTTTTACTCCTCTAATTATATAACTAGCGAAAGAAGGCTATTGTTTGGGACACAATTTAATGGCTTTCCCCTTTCCTCCTGTAATTCTACAGGACTGCTATACCAACCTTCTTTCTGTCCGAAAGGCTAATAGGTTCTATAGTATTATCTTTCACCGACCTTTCACCTTCGTATAACTCCCACTAGTAAGTAAATTGCATATCAGGTGCGACCTGATGGAGTATCTTTTTAAACACTTACCCCTAGATTTCAGTGTCCTTACTAATGGGTATCCTAGCTAGGATAATTCTTTATAACTTGGCATTGATAGGTAATCTTTTCGGGAATACTTTTAATGGGTTTTCTCCTTATTTTAAGGGTTACACCACGGACTCTCACCGCCTCTCCCAACCAAGTTAATTCTTTTTTACTCCTCCTCTTTTGTTTCGGGATAGTTAAATTCCGTAATCTTATCTAAAGCATAAGGTTTTATGTCACTGTTAATAGATAAAAATAGTTTAAAATCTTCTGCATTCAATATTCCATTATTAGCATTAATTTCTTGTACTAATCTTTGCGCCCTCTCTAAATCACTTCCATAGGTTTTCGGGATTCTTAAAGGGTCAAAAACATCTGTCCCATCTGTGACCCAATAATGGCTATCGTCACGACATGAGGCGCAGATAATATATCTTCCTCTATTGTCTTTATGATTTTCAATAATGAATGTTGCTGAATTAAATCCTCTATAAAGATTTATTACTTTTTCCTCTGATTTATTATTATGCATGGTTATCTCCTATAATTGGTTATCTTTTATTCGAGTGTTAATTTCGTCATTAATTGTTCTTAATATTCGGGCTTCTAACTCACTCGGGTTCGGGATTGCCTCCAATCGATATTTTATTGAAAATAATTCATATGGATTTTTTCGGGATATCATAACGCTGTCATTTTTATCTAGCATAATTTTCTTGCTCCATTTTATCTCTAATATATTCTTCCGCTTCTTCGGGAGTCTTATTCGGGTTCTTTTTTAAATACTCTTCAACCCTCCATTCAATTTGTTTTTCTTGCTCTTCTATGACCCAATCAGTAAATTTTACACTCATATCAACGCCCCCATAATTGAAATTAATAAACATATAATAAACGGCACTAATAAAAGTTTTAACGTTATTATATTTATTTTATAATTTTGTTGTTTTGTTAGTCTCATTTTACCACCCTTAATGTAATACTATTGCAACGTTGTTTTTAAGAACGCCTTTTGAATTTGTTTTATTGTACTCGCTACCGCTACATAATTGACACGTTGCGCAAGTTTTAACCCGTCCCGCTTCTTTTGATGCGGGGCATAAAATTTCTTGCCCCTTAACAATTTCATTTACATTGTTAATTGTTCTAAAAGTTCGGACGCCTTGCGCCCATGATTTAAATGCTTGTTCTATTGTTTCCACGCTCTTCATAGTTATATCTTGATAACTATCTTTCAAATCATGTTGGTGGCTGTATCCCGTATGATGGACGCAATCATCTAATAATAAATCCCATATTTTTCGTGGTACGCTTGCGGGGTCGCCATATGTCCCCAATCTTACAACACGCCCGCGCCCTAGTTCTTTTATTTGGTCGCTTGTTGCTATTGGATACGCGCCTTTTTTATATTGCTTATATGTTATTAAAACGCCTTGCCCTAAATTAACATAGCACGCGCGGTTCTTTGCGGTCGCTCTTGTTGGTTCGTTGTGCGGTTCGCCTTTTAAAGGACAATTACCACAAATTGAAAAATCCTCGCCCGTTTTGTTAGCCTCGCGTGGGTCGATATTTTCTCTTAAAATGTACGTTTGTACCATATTACCCGTTTTAGTATTTCTTGACTTAGCTAAGGCAATAACTACAATTGGTTTTTTATCTAATAAAGATTTTCCTTTATAAATTATATAGCCGTTTGGTTTTTTCATTATCTCACCTATAAACTTAAAATTTAAAAAACATTACCTTTACTTTATAGCAATAATCGGCATCGTTTACAATACTAAAATAATATATTATTTATTATTATATTTATTAGATTTTTTTATTTTTGTTTATATAACTATATATTATTAAAACCCGCCTTTATTATATTAATTAAATATCTAAACCAAAACCCGCCCGCCCGCCCTCGGGCAAAAATAAAAACGAGGCGGTTTAGGTTCTCGGGTTCTAGTTCGGGTTTAAGTTCGTTAACTAAAACCGCGCGCGCGTTGGGGTCGGGGTCGGGGTTATTAATCCCCGCGAGGGTTCGGGTCGGGGTTCGGGTTCGGGTTCGGGAGGCCAAATATAAATGAATTTTGCTAGGGTTAGTGTTAGGGTTAGGGTTTTATATATATAAAAAAAATCCAAAAAAAAACGCCCCCGCAGGGGCGCTTTCCCACTCTAGAGAGAGAGTTCACTCTTGACGGAAACCGTCAAACCATCCCGCCTCTGGATCGTGAGTATCTTCACGTAGGCAGTGTTCTTGCGCTTGATCTAAGGATAAACCAGTCTGAATGACTAATTCATCCTTGTGAGGATCGGCATAAAATCTAACTATTGAATATGTATTTGCAAAATTCATTAAATCGCCTCCTTCATGCATTGGTCA